ACCTGGACGCCGCCGAGAAGCAGTATGTGGACGCAGAACGTGCCATTGAAGAGAAGGTGATCCACCATTATAAGATCAACGGGGTTGAGATACTGGAAGAGACGATATGGGTTGATGACTCCATCCCAATCATCCCGGTATTTGGTGATCCCCTCCTGGTTGATGGCCAGCGCCTCTATGCAGGGCTGATCCGGCACTCCAAGGAAGAGCAGATGATGCTCAATGTGGTGAAAACCAGCATCATTGAGTTAATTGCCGCCGCACCCAAGATGCCCTGGCTCCTGCCCGAAGGTGGAGTGGGGGAAATGAAGGAAGACTGGGCGAATGTCAACGTCACCAACAAGGCATATCTGACCTACCAGCCCTTTGCGGATGATGGGATCACACCATTGCCCCCGCCCACCCGGAATATCCAGGAACAGCCGATTCAGGGCATGTTGCAGGTCATGAACAGCCTGGAAAACGACATCAAATCAACGAATAGCATGTATGACCCCACCATGGGCAACAAGATGGCCAATGACCAGAGCGGCATTGCCATCAAGGCCATTCAGACGGCGGGGTCCATCGCTAATTACCACTTCAGCGACAACTTGACCCGGGCCATGCGCCTCTCTGGCCGGAAGATGATCCACATCATCCCTAGGATCATGAGCGAGAAGGAAGTCACCCGGATCATCGGTGCCGACCGCAAGAATTCCCTGGTCACGATCAACGGGACCGGCGCACCTGATGAGCAGAACGAGAAGGATGAGAATGGTATCCCGAAGATTTACGACCTGACGGCGGGGGAATACGACCTGGCCGTGGATTCCGGCCCCTCCTACCAGACCCAGCGCGAACAGGAACGCGCGGTTCTCTTTGAACTGGCCGGCAAAGACCCCCAGTTGATGGCCATCGCTGGGGACATCATGGCGTCCCTGCTGGACTCCCCGATTGCCCAGACCCTCTCTGAGCGGCTCCAGAAGGCCCTGCCGGTCAACCTCCAGCCGCCCAAGCAGGACGGCAAAGCCGACCCCGAAGCCCAGGCGCAGACTATCCAGCAGCTCCAGACCATGGTCCAGCAGCTTACCCAGCACCTCCAGATGGAGACACAGCTTGCCGACAAGGTGCAGCAAGGTGAGCAGACCCGGCTCAAGATTGCCCAGATCGAGGCGCAGACCGAACTGATGAAGCATCAGACGCAAATGGCCCATGACGGAGCCAAGACGCTGCTTTCTGCCCAGATGGAGGAATTGAAGCTCAAGCACGAGACGAGTCATCAGGCACTCATGGGCATCCAGAAGCACATTCTCGGCAAGGACATGGAATCCCACAAAGTGGCTATTCAGCCGCCCCCGGCCTTCAATGAACCTGGAGACCAGGTGGCTCCCATACCACCTGGAAACAGTTAACTATAATATAACCAAAGGGACCGTGACCCTTAAAACACCGCATACACCTCTTGGAGCAATCCATGCCTGACAGTCAAGGTTATGAAGACATGAACACCGCTTTAACCGCTGCACCCGTCGCTGAGACGGTTGAAACCCCGGAGATCCCAGCCCCCCCGGAAACGCCCGTGGAAGTCGAATCAACCCCGGAGGAGGTGGAGAACGCCGCCCTCGCCGCCGAAGAGACTCCCGAAACCCCCGAAGCCGCCCCGGAAGCGGATGACCACAAGCAGCGAAACAAGGCCGCAGAAAAGCGGATTGCCGACCTGATCAAACAGCGATCCAGGCTTGAGGGCCAAGTCGCGGCTCTTTCCCAGCAGAGAGTGATTCCGCCGCCCCCCATGTCTGACCCCATGGCCCCCCCGGACCCGAAACTCTACACCGATGAGATCGACTACAAGGTTGATCTCAAGATGTGGGAGCGGGACCAGAAGACCAAGGATGAGGCATTCAAGGCCAAACAGGCAGACGCCATCGTGAAGCACCCGGACCTCCCGGAGTTGATCGAGGCAGACGCCGCGCGGAACGCCCAGGGCATCCCAACCGCCAATCCGACCATGGTCAACCTGATCAAAGGCTCGGACATCGCCGGGGATCTCTGGCATCACCTTTTGGCCCATCCCGAAATGGCAACTCGCATCGCCCGGATGGACCCCATCAACACTGCTCTGGAAATTGGCATGATCAAGGCGCAGTTGACCGCTCCACCGCCTCCGAAGCCCGCTGAACCCAAAAAGGCTCCCCTCCCGCCGCCGCTAGCGCCAGTCAAGACCGGCAAATCCGGTGGCCCCCCCAAGAGTGAATTCGTGGAGTACTAGTAATGGCTGCCCAGTCCAACGTTTTCAACAATGTTTCGATGATCACGGCCAAAGCGCTGAAGACCGTCAGAAACAACTGCAAGATGGCCAGTCGATCCGCCCGAAGGTGGGACGGCGATTGGGCACAGTCCTTCCGTATCGGCGACACCCTGAACGTCAGGTTGCCCGGGTATTACAGCTACCGCACCGGTTCCGCCGCTGCCCCTGGCGGCTACAATGATTCCTACGTGCCCATCCAGTTGATTCAGGGCGGCGGCGACATCGAACTGACCAGCAAGGAACTCGCCCTGAACGTGGATGAGTTTGAGCGCAACGTCTCCGAACCCCTCGCTGCCACCGTCTGGCAGGCCATGGACATCGGCCTCTGCAATCTGATGGTTCCCAGCGCGACCCTCTTCACTGCCAACCCGCTGACCGGCCTTGGTTTCAACCAGTTCACCCTGCCCTGGACCACCGCCAACGCCAACGGCATCGGCCAGGCCATGGGCTCCCTGCTTCCCTTCGTGGATGCCTTCGCCTACGCCCAGACCCAGAGCGCCTGCCATACCGATGACAAGATGTCCGGCCTGCTCAATCCCCACTCCAACGCCTCACTGTTCCAGGGCCTTTCCACCCTGCTGCAGCCCACCAAGGAAATCAGCGAACAGTATCGCAACGGTTCCATGGGTGAAGCGGGCGGCTTGGACTTCTTCAGCACCGCCAACTCCCCGGCCCTCACTCTGGGCACCTGGAGCGGCACCATCCTGTATGGTTCCGGCGCGACCTCCGGCGGCAACACCATGACCGTTTCCGGCATGACCGGCACCTTCGCCGCTGGTGAGCATTTCACCGTGGCCGGCGTCTATGCCGTGAACCCCTCTGGCAAGGCCCTCCAGGCTGAACTCAAGCACTTCGTCGTGATCCAGCAGGCTGGCACGGTCATCACCTACAGCCCCGCCATGATCCTGACCGGCCCCCTCCAGAACGTCAACGCCCTGCCCGTGGCTGGCGCTGCGATCTATCCCTGGGGCAACAACTCGACCCAGGCACTCACTGCCGGCACTGGCCAGCAGGTCAAGCAGAACCTCGTGTTCCACGAAGACGCCATCCTGTTCGCCATCGGCGACCTGAAGGACGTCGGGGGAGCCGGTGGAATCGTCGGCAAGACCATTGCCGGCTCGCGGATGATGGACCCCATGTCGGGGATGCGTGCCAGATCGCTCTTCTGGTATGACGGCTACAACGACAAGTTTCTGTTCCGCTTCGATGTGCTCTGGGGCGGCGCAGTTGGGCGTCAGGGCTTCGCGACCGTCGTGGCTCAGTAGAGCAGAGGAGAAACAAACATGGCTTCCACCCCTTACCAGACCACCGACGTTCTCGATACCGTCCTGGCCCCCAACCCGACTGTCGGCGTCAACGCGACCGACTACCTGGGCTTCTATGGCGCAGGCGGCGCTCCCCAGGCTTCCGGCCCCAACCAGGCGGCCCTGCCCGTCACGGGAACCGTGGGCGACATCACCACCAATTCCCTGTCCGTGGCCCCTGGCGCGACCATCACCCTGAATACCGTCCTGGCCCGCGCCGTCACCCTCAATCTCCCCGGTCCGCTGGCTACCGATTTCGCCCTGCCGATCAACAAACTGACCTCCCAGGCTGGCCTCGCGGTCTTCTCCAGCCGCATCGCCTCCGCGAACTCCCTGGAAATCACCTTCGGCAACAACACCGGTGCCAGCGTCCAGCCCGCGACTGAGGTGTGCCAGTACACCTACGTTTCGGCCAACCTCTGCCTCACGGCCACCCTCACTCCGGCTTCGGTCGCCGCTAATACCACGGTCGAGCAGATCTTCACCGTGACCGGCGTCATCCCTGGCCAGATCGTGTTCGTCAGCAAGCCCACCACCCAGACCGGCCTCGGCATCCAGAATTGCCGCGTCGTGGCCAACAACCAGGTTGCCATCGCTTTCGTCAACCTCACCGCCGCCCCGATTGTTCCGACCGCCGCTGAAACCTACAGTTTCTTCGCCACTTCGGGCATCTCCAGCATCAGTCCCTACCTGGAAGTCGGCGTCCAGTCGACCGCTACCGCCATTCTGACCATCACCAGCCAGGAAGTCACTCTCACCTGTGCCCAGGTGCTGGCTGACGATATTGCGATCGGCGTCTCCAAGCCCACGCTGAACGCCGGCGCTTCCACCGGCTCCGCCCGCACCGCTGCGGGTCAGATCATCCAGACCTGGACCAACCCCACCGCCGGTAGCGTCACTCCGACCGTGGAAACCCTGACCTACGGGATCATGCGGCACAACCAGCTCGCCCCGATGGCCGTCCAGACCGCCGCGCTGATCCCCATCAGCGTTGCCGCCAATACCTCGGCGGAACAGACCTTCACCGTCGCCAACCTGATCACCGGCACCTTCGTGGGCATCAACAAGCCCACCCTGACCCCCGGTTTGGTTATGGGCGGCGTCCGTGTCTCCGGCACCAACACTCTGGCGATCACCTTCATGAACATCACCGGCTCGGCCATCGTTCCCCCGGCTGAAGTCTACACGATCCTCTACAGCCCCAACATCGCTCTGACCGGCACCTCCTGGATCAAGTTCTTCGGTTCCCAGCTCCAGACTGGTGTCGTGAACCTGCTCACCGCGATCCGCTCCATGCTCGTCAACACCGGCTTCATGCCCGGCGCCTAGTCCAACCCTTCAGGGAGGGGTTTCGGTTCCTCCCTGATCTTCTGGAGAGATCATGACGCTCTACAACTACCCGCAGATCATGTATCGCTCTGACGGGGCAACCTTCACATGCAATTCCGATCAGGATGTGGCGAATCTCGTCACGCCGCAGGGGACGAGCTGGGCATCCATGCCGTGGGCTCCCGCTTCCTATACCACCACGGGCGCTCAGACCGACTACATCTCCATTCTGGCTGCGAATGCCTTGCTCCAGGGTGAAGTGGCCGCGCTTCAGGCGCAGATTGCCTCGGCTGACGCAACCCTCACCTCATCGGGGCTCTAATCCAGTCCACACCATTGGGCCACTTCGGTTCGCCGGGGTGGCTCAATTTATAATATAACTAGAGGTAAATATGGACTTCCCGCGTTGGATGTATCACCCGGACGGACGAACATTTATCTGCCCCTCCCAGGAGTTCATGGACACCTTCAAGGACAAACATGAGTGGGAAGACGCTCCATTCACGGGTCCGCGCAAGGTCATTCCCCCCAAATGTCCCGGATGTGTGGCGCTGATGAAGGAACTCGCCAAGGCCAAGGCTGATCTGGTGGACCTCACCAAGGCGCAACTCGAGCTGGTAAACCAGGCTCTAACCCCAAAACACGCCGGGGGGCGTCCCCGCAAGCAGGCTGACGCATGATCATCACTATCCAGACCCTTCTGAATGATGCCTTCGGGATGCTGGGCATCTATGACGGGACGAATCCGCTCACCCCCTGGGAGTACCAGACGGGGCTCACGGCATTCAATAATCTGGTGGATTCCTGGAACAACCTGAACCTGATGGTTTACAGCGTTTCGGCCTATACCCTGCCGTTCGTGGCTGGAACCCAGGTCTATCAGGTGGGGGCCACGAACCAATTTCTGGCTTCCGTCTCAGGGACGGCCCTCACCCTCGCCGCATCCCAGGCCCTCACCCTCGGATCCACCATCCTGGACGCAAACACGCAGATTCCCCCCGGCACCACAGTCAAGAGCGGTTCCGGGACTTCCTACATTCTCAGCCAGAACTGTGGGACCATCGCCCAGGAGCTCATGGGCCTGTGCCTTGCTGGCGGCTCCCCCTCGGTTCCAACCTTCAACTGGAATATCCCCCGCCCCACCCGGATTGAGCGCATGAGCGTGCTCTACAACCCTGGCTCGGGTATGCCGGTCGAACTGCCCATTGCCCCACCCTGGACCGAATTGGAACAGTGGCAGGGGATTCCGGTCAAGTGGACCCAGAGCGCCTACCCGACTTGCTGCTACAACGATGAAGCCTTCCCATACATGAATCTGAACGTCTGGCCGATCCCCTCGGGGCCGTCCCAGGCGGTTCTATATGCCTGGGATCAGCTTGGGGAAGCCACGGGGTTGACCAACAACATCGAACTCCCCCCTGGCTACAACGATGCGCTGACCAAGTGCATGGCTATGGACCTGTCCCTCCGGTTCCCAGGTTGCGTCATCTCCCCCGAGCTCCGGGGACAGGCAGCTGCGGCGCGAAAGGCGATCAACAACATCAACGAAGGCATTCCCACCCTGAAACTTGACCCCATGTTCAGCGGACGCGGCTCCAGCGTTGAGCTCCAGTCCCATGGCCGCGTGAGCTTCTAAGGAGAAATGATGGTCATGGCTACTACCGTGAAAGTCGTTCCAGTCGCAATGCCCAAGGCCGTCCCTGTTGTCGCAACCCAGGTTCAGACCAGAACCGATCACCCTGCCCTGGTGGCCGGCCCCGCGGGGGGCCTCCAGTTGCAGACCGCCAGCGGCATGGTAGCCGTCAACCCCGGGGATTATGTAGTTCCTGACGGCAACGGCGGCTTCAAGTGCATTCCCGCAGTATTCCTCCCACTTCTCTACCTCACCCAGTAAGGAGCCAATCATGGCCAAATCCCCCAAAGATGGCAAGCGTTCGGCCAAGGGCCAGGACGACGACAAGAAGTCCCCGATCCTGAGTGGTTCCGCCAAGGCGTTGCCCAAGGATCCCCTGCCCCGTTCCGCGCGGCACGAGAAGGACGAAGCGACCAACAAGCGTTCCGCCGCCGAGCCCAAGGCCCCCTCTTTCCGGCTGCCCAAGTCCAGCAAGATGAAGCAGTATTAGGAGCCGAAATGAAGAAAGACAAGGAGATCGGCATTCCCAAGAGTGCCCCGAAAGCCGTCAAGGCCAAGGATGCGGCGCTGGACAAGAAGTCCGGCGTCAAAGAGGGTTCAAAAGCAGACCTCAAAGCTGACCGGGCCATCATGAAGAGCGCCAAGATCAAGAAATACTAGGTGAGGAGTGAAACTTCGCGGATTTATCGGGCCGACTTACACTCTGCGGACGCTCAATTATGAGGCCCAGCGGACAGTAAATTTGTTCCCCGAAAAGGATGAACTCCAGACCGGCAAAGAGCAGGAAGTTGCCATGCTCTGCGATGTTCCTGGCTACACCCTCCAGCATGTTCTGCCCAGATCTCCACTCAGGGCCGTCTATTTCACCGCCAATGGCTTCATCTATGCCGTGGCAGGTAACGGGCTCTACAACCTCGTCTATGCCTCGGGAATCTGGTCCCATACGCTCATCGGCTACCTGAACACTGCCACGGGCCCCGTCTCGATCAAGGACGGGGTTCCCAACGTCTACAACGGAATCGCCAATACCGGACTGATCAATCAGGTGGTTGTGGTGGACGGGTCCACGACTGGGCTTTGCTTTGAGGAAGGCACGACCCAGGTCTACCAGATGAGTTCGGCCAATGGCTATTACGGTTCCAACTTCGTCACTTTCCAGGATGGCTTATTCCTGTTCGCCCAACCGGGGAGCATTTCAGCCTATTACGCCAATGACCCGCTGAACATTTCCGCCCTGGATGTGATCAACGTCAACCTTTCCTCGGATTCACTGTCCAGGGTCATTTCGGATCACGATATCGTCTGGATTCTGGCCAATCGTTCCCTCAGTGTGTGGCAGAACACCGGGGGCAGCTCGGGCGGTAACCTGTTCCAGCAGATCCCCGGGGCAGCGGCGGAGGGGGGGTGCAACGCGCCGGCCAGCGTCGCCCAGGTTGCCGGACAGTTGATCTGGGCCACCAACGATGATCGTGGCTTCGGCATGGTCTGCACGGCCTTCGGGTATCGAGGCGTCAGGATCTCGAATCATGCGGTTGAGGACTGGCTCCAGTCGGTGGGCGACATCAGCGGGGCAACGGCCTGGACCTATCAGGAAGGTGGGCATTCGTTCTACTGCCTCAATGTTCCGGGTTCTTCTTCGACCTGGTGCTATGACACAATCACCCAGCAATGGTGCGAACGGCAGTTTTTCTACAATGGCGTCTGGAATCGTGACCTGATCTCTTGCCATTGCAATGTCTACCTGCCGGGAGTCGGAACGATTCACCTGGTGGGCGACTACCAAAGTGGGAATCTCTACAAGCTTGACGATTCCAATTACACCTTCAACGGAGTGCCGATTCCCAGGGTTCGCACCGCCCCGCACATGAGCGGCACCCTGAAACGAGTATTCTATGCCCGGTTCCAGCTGGACGTTGAGGCCGGGGTGGGCCTGGATGGGCTCGGAATCCAAGTGCAGGAAGGCACTACTGGAGCACCTTTTACCCACATCGCGGGAAACACCTATCTGGCCGGGAACGGTCCCTTCACCTTCCTTGGGCAAGATGGGACGATCCAGATACCCACGAATGCCCCGGTCATCACTGCCACGGTTCCCACTTATGGCGGGTGGTCGAACTGGAGCGGAACCTACAGCTTGAACGTCTCAACCGGCATTCTGACCATGACCCCGGGTGCACTTTCAACACCTGTTCTCCCCCTGGCTTCCGGCAATGGCATCCAGTCCAATTTCACCCTCCCAAACCTATATAATTTGACCCTGAGCGGGTTTGGATTCAATATATGGGTAAATGATTGGCGCGGGAACAACGTCCAAAAGGTCTATCCGCAAGTAAATCAGAATCGATGCCTAACCAGCGTGGATTTCAACTACCCAGGGATATGGTCTATTACCGGAGCAAATGCTGTTCCTTCGACGTGGTCGGCTGTAACCATTGCTGCACCCACCACGGGAACCCGCGCATCAGCATCAGTTACCAATAATTTCACCGTGGCCAACCCGGCGAATGCTTATGGGCTCACCGGGACCACCATCGGCGTCAGTGGTTCTGCTGCGACCGGCACACTGGTAGGGGGTGGCACTCAGGCAAATGGATCTATCACTTATTCCGGGTTTGGCACAGGTGCCTTTTCCGGGACATTGAATGTCTCCGGGATTCTCGTCATGGCGAGCACCCCTATTTCTGTTTCCATCACCCATGACGGCATTGGCCCAATACAATTAATGGTTGCGGGTTTTTCTGTGGTAGACCAGATACTTAGTTCGTTTATCAAAATCTATGATCTGTCAACACTCACGGTCACAATCAATATGACCGCTCTGGGTGGGACGGCTTCGATGACCCTTTATGACATTGTGTTGCTCAACAATGCCATCAGTTTTGGAACATCAATACTGGCCCCTGACGGCAGCAATACCGGAACATTCCTAACAGAAGATATATCAAATTCCCCACATATGATATCCACCACTTACCCCGCAACGATTGGACAAACAACGGGATTATCCGTCTATGCCCTGGCTGGCGATCCTGGACGGTATTTGCAGTTGATATTGGGTCTTGGCGGTATTACCCCATTCAACAACGCTATTTTTGATCTCAGCGCAGGCACAGTCGTAACCCATAGCGGGTCATTTACTCCGCACATTGTTTCCATCGGGGGTGGTGTCTATCGATGCTGGATTTCCTTCATTGAACCATCAACCGTTGGTATCGCAACCATAAGTATGCTCAATTCCACGGCTGTAGGTGGTGCCGTCAGTTATCCAGGTAATGGAATCTCTCCCATTGGCATCTGGGGTTGTCAAATTGATAACCATGGCTGGCCGGTCCTTCCCTTGGTCCAGACCGCAGGTGAAACGGCTGAGGACTATATTATATATACTGCATCAAATGGGAATCTCCTCTTCAATATTCCCCCTCTTGGGGATGTGACCAATAATAATGCCGTAACCATGCCAGCCGCTGCAATAACTGGACAATTCAACTTTACGGCCGTCAACATCTTTCCAACCGAGTTTACCGCCTCATTCTCCTACAACGAAGCCGCGCCAAATATGGTCACCATCGGGACCAATCCCCAGGTGAACCTGAGCTATTCGGATGACGGCGGGCACACCTTCTGCCCCGAAAGATCCGTTTCCCTTGGGCCAATCGGCTCCAGGCTCACCCGTGCGATCTGGCGGCGGCTGGGCATGTCCAGGGACCGGGTATTCCGGGTTACATGCTCTGATCCCGTCAAGTTCAACCCAATCGGGGCGGAGATTGATGCCAAGGTGGGTGACGCATGATCCGCACCCCGCCCACCACGAAACCACTTGATGCAGATGGGAATTGGACCCCTGAGTGGCTGGCCTATTTCCACCGTCAGGTAACGCCCACAGTCAACACCCTTGAAACCAATCAGACTTCGGCCCTTACCTCGATCAATCCAACGATTGCCCAAATTCTCCTGAACAACAACTAGGAGAGAAGATGCTTTCCACCATCACCCCGCTTCGGCTCACCGCAGGAACCCAGAATCAGCTTGGCACCTCTCCCCGGTTGCTTTACGTCTGCCCGGCGAATACTTACGTCAAGATCAGCGCGGCAACCCTTTCCAATGCAGCGGGGGCAAACACAA